TTCAAATAATCATTAGGTTAGTTAATGGTTTTTGTGAGCTTTTCTTGACATTAGTTAGGGTGGAAGCTAGGGTAAGTAGGGTTAAAAGCAAGTATTATCTTTATAATTATGGCATGGAAGTTTTATCAGCAGCACTTATCCTGGTGGCGTGTGTATCTGCTGGCCTTTCTTGTATTTTCATCTCTAGGAATCGTGGCGCAATTAACAAACACAGCAGGCAGCGCATCAAGGACTATGAGGCTGATATTCGGTATTTAGGCGATATAAAAAAGGCTGATGCAGCAGATTATAGACAAGAGATTTTACGACTTAAAGGAAGTATTAACAAAATGAAACAAGGAACTACAGTAACAGATACAGACATGAAGAACTCAGGTCTAGGTGAAGTTATCATGCAGTTAATACCAAAAAAGTATCAAAAGGCTGCATCTTTCCTGGTTCCACAGGTGGAAGAAGCAGTTAAGAAAGACCCTGCTATAGTTGAACGAATTTATGAGAAAATCAAATCTGCCAACACCAATAATAAACAGGCCCAACCTGGAACTGAAACTGAAGCAATATCTTCCTTGTGACCTATGTGCAGATACGGTAACAGGTCTACCTCATGGCATTGTAGGTACAGTAGATTCACAGTCTAGCTCAAACAAAATTGACCCTATCTATAACACAACTATTGATTGTCCTAAGTGTAAGGGCGAGAAATATAATTGGGTTTAGAAATTCCAGTTTTGTGTATAACGCCCAATTACTTTTTTTCTTAAATACATTTTTCTAACTTTTTTCTTACCTAAATATCCTAAAATTAAGGGTAATGCTGCTATTGCTAATAATAGACTTACCATGACCACGCACTTTCTGATGACTTTTTACGCCTAGTTCTACGCTTTTTTAGGCCAGTATATGCTCTACGAGCAGTTTTTCTTCTTTGGTATTTACGTGTAGAACGCTTTCTTGTTTTTGATTTCTTTCTTGTTTTGGTTCCTCTAAGCCTGCGCATTTTTGCGCCCCAGGCCTTAGCAGCCTTCGAACCTTTCTTCAAGTAACGCTAACCCCTAAAGACCGATAGTAAGATTTGGCAGCGGGACTTAGACTAGGTACTTGCGCACTTGTTCCAGAAGACCAGGTTATAGTTGAAGATACTGGCTTACTGGGCTGAGAAAATTCCTGCTGCATGCTTTCGTTTGCTACTGCACCAACATTAGCAGAACCAGATACATCAGATGAATAAACTAAATCTCGTAAAGTGAACAGAGGATCAAACAGCTTCGCAGAACCACTGCCAATGGACCGTAATGACGCCCCTATTCCTTCACCAATTGAAGCAATTCCTGTCCCTGTTTCCTGTAACGCTGCACCCGTACCAAGTGCTGATTGCGGACGTATGAGGGTATTGAGAAGAAAAGCACCGATAAGACCTAAAGCCAAATAGCTTCCAATCTTACCAATAACCATACCTATGTAAAATAGGCATATTTATTAAGTCATTCTCTATTCTTAGAATGGAGAATGGCATTTAAACTAAAAACAGGTAAAACAATTAACAAGATTCTAGCGGGTGCTGGAATTGCAGCATTAGGAACTGTGGCTTTAGGTGCAATATCTCCAAATCTAGCAGGCGGAACTGTAGGCAAAATAATTCCAGCAGCAGCAGCTTTTGGTATCGGTGGTATTGAATCAGCAATAGGTGCAGTAGCCACTTCAGTTATTGGTAGTTCTAATATGGCCTTTACAGGTGCAAACGCTATGGGCAACGTTCAAGAGGATAGTCTATAATGGCTGTTCCACTTATGCGGTCTTATACGACACCAGGATTAGCACTTAACGTTTTTGGGCCTTCTACTGACGATATTACAGGTCTTACGATTCAGCAGTTAAACAGAAGTAACATTATTCTTGACTGTGTGAATAATCCCGACCCACCAGGTGCAGCAGCATACCAAACAAACGTTCTAGTAAACGGTATTCAATCTGGAGTATCTAACTTCAGTGTAGCCAGTTCAGCAGCAAGTGCAGGACGTGTAGTTTTTGGATCTATACCCGTCAGCGTTGGCGGTCAATCTGGGGGAAAACAATTATCATTCTCATCAGGCCAAGTAGCCACAGGTGGCGGAATTGCAGCATATTCATTTTTAATGAAATACGCAAATCTTTTCTAAGGTGGCTTAAGTGCCTCAAATAATTCAAGGGTACCGAGTTACGGTAAAACCAAACGATACAACTGCTGAAAGCACTTTTGTCGCTGATATTGTCGCAGCAGGTGCAGCAGCAACAACAGTTCACTATCCAACATTATATCGCGCAATAGCAATCTCACTGGCAATTAAAAATCAAGATGCAGCAAACAACTGTACCTTTTCAGTAAATGGCCAACCCGCAGTTACATTGAGTGCAGGGTCAGACCAAAACATAAACGGTCAAAATATTGTAAGTGTCCAGGTAACACCAGGGGCAGCGGGGTCTGTAGACCTACTTGCACAAGTTACACCAATGTACCTTTCAACAGAAGCAGCAAGATTTAGAACTGACAGGGGTTAATCATGGGATTTTCGGGCGGTGGTTCTAATGTTCTAAAACCACACAAACACTCTAGTGCTGTTCAAGATGGTTCTCCACTTGATATGAATAATGTAACTGAAGCAACATTAACCGCGGGTGATATTGTTTACAGTGATGGTGCTGCATTACAGCGTTTAGCAATAGGTAGTTCAACTGAGGCACTCACAGTAGCAGGAGGCGTTCCAGCGTGGGCCAATTTACAACATTCTGTCCCCAGCGCAATTTTAGTTATGGCTAACTCTACAACTATAGGAGATTATACACAACCTGCATCTGCTACCTGTTCAAGTGCTGCAACTAGTCCAGCTACCCCAACTTATGAAACTGATTTTTCAGCTACTACTGGCTGGAGTGCAAATACAACTCATCTTCAAATTGATACTGGAAATAGTGAGCTTGATTGGCAATGCAATACATCATCTATAGATGAGTATCTTAATTTTGATTTAACCACTGTTGATAATTCATTATGGGTTGTACGCTGTAAAATTACTTTTGATAATATCACGCTTAATGGTACAGTAGGTCAGGCTGCTGAGTTTAAACTAGGAATTTATAGTAATGGTAGTCCATCAGGTGAAACTCCCTCAGGTGATGCTATATTTTGCACTATTGGTACTGGTTCGGGCAATATTGCGAATGGTGCAGTGCAGGTGAATGGCGGCGCGAGAAGCAGTACAGAAGTGGCAGATACACCTTTCTCAACTTCAACCGCAACTTCAACGGCATTTTATTGTCAATTAACTAGAGAAAGTACTACAAGTATTACCTACAAGGTTTTCACAGATGCAGCGTACAGTGTACAACTTGGCTCAACAATCACACAGGCCACAACATCAGGTGTAACAGGGTTACGTTATCTAACAGCCCGAATTTATACTCAGACCATGTCAGGAACTGGCACACTGGCATCAATTACTGACCTTAAATTTTATAACGCAATTAATGATGTTAATGTAGCAACTAACCCCTGCAGCAATGCAGTAGATGATAATGTGGCAACAAGTTGGAAATCAGACACAGAAACAAATCCGAACATTTACGTTGATATGTCAAGTTCAACAACCACTTCAAATCTTGCATTATATCCCAACGCAGGTACAACTGAAACAGAAATAAAAATACAATCTTCCACAGATGCTATTGCATGGACTGACCAACGAACTATTACCTGGTCTAATCTTACCGAAGCAGCATGGAATTATATTCGCTTTAACCTAGTGACGGCAAGATATTGGCGCATCTATGGTAGTTCGGGTGCATCAGCAGATATGCAAATAGATGAGATTAAAGTTTTAGATTCTGTATCTGATAATGATGTCAGAACTTTACATGGACATATTCCTATTTCCTCAACTGACACTTCACTAAATAACGCAGGCGTTTAGCTAATCGTGAAGACCTGGAAACACTTTCCCCTGTCACGTGAACATTTTATACAAATATCATTAAGACAGTTTTTTTGTAAATAGATTTTACATACTCTACATTTTTCTCTAGCTATAAGTTCAGTTGTCATGATTCTAAACCTTCACATATTCCTATTTCTTTAATACAATACATTATAGTTTCATTTGCATTTCTCTTTCCTAGATGGTTCCGAACCTGGTCAAGTAAGGCCCAATAACTGATTGGTATAGAAATTGTTTTAGCTACTTTAGTTTCCTTTTGTGCAGCCTTTAATCTGCGTTCTTTTTCTACTTTGGTTACGACATTAGGGTCTAGATATGACATAATAATGCTAAGTCGTACTAGTATAAAATAATATATATTAACTTTTTTTGACCGTATATACTTACAGACCCCAATTAATTCACCCTGTCACAATGCCATATCCCCTAGGAGTGTACCTACAGTGGAACTTTAATGATAAGTTCAAATAATCATTAGGTTAGTTAATGGTTTTTGTGAGCTTTTCTTGACA